CAAGAAAGTCTATGACCCAAGGACTGAGGCTACGGCTTGGTCGGATAACCCTGCTCTCTGCATCAGGGACTACCTGACGAACAATTCCTACGGTATGGGCGAAGAGTACGACAACATTGACGACGAGAAGGTCATTGCAGCGGCCAATGTGTGTGACCTGACTGACACCCCAGACAGCAGCACTCGATACACCTGCAACGGTAACTTTACTACCGCTACGGTGCCTGCGGACTCTCTGAGCAGCCTTCTGACGTCTATGGGTGGTTTGTTGTGGTACGGTCAAGGCAAGTGGCGTATGAAAGCAGCCTCTTGGGTTGCTCCAGACCTGACGCTAGATGAAGACGACCTAAGATCCTCTATCACTGTAAGTACCCGGCACTCTCGTAGGGATAACTACAACACTGTTAAGGGTACGTTCAGGGGCGAGGAAAGCAACTGGCAGATCACTGACTACCCAGAAGTCTCTAACCAAGCGTTCTTGGATGCTGACAATGGGCAAGAGTCTTCTATTGATCTAGCTCTGCCTTTCACTGATACCTCTGTAGAAGCCCGTAGGATAGCTAGGGTTGCTTTGGAGAGGAACAGACAGCAGCTTACTGTACAGGCTTCTTTTGGCCTAGAGGCTTTTCAGTTGCAGGTCGGAGACAATGTCTACATAACAAACTCTCGTTTTGGCTGGACCAGTAAACCTTTCGAGATTACCTCTTGGACCTTTGGTGTTGTCGGAGAGTATGACTTGCAGGTCAATATGACCATCAGAGAAACTGCTGAGAGCATCTTTGATGACATTGACGATGGTGTAGTTTATGAAAGAGACAACACAACGCTCCTATCGCCTTTCGAAGTCCCTAGCATCGGACTAGAACTTACGGCAGTTGCACATGTCAGGTCAGAAAAGCTGCTGAACTCTCTCGAAGTTAGGGTAACAGCTAACGAAGAAGAGCGAGTAGATCTCGTAGAGGTACAATTTAAGAAGTCCTCAGAGGATGACACGCTGTACAAGGACCTAGGTTCTGGTGAACTTGGCATCTTTGAAGCTGTAGATTTAGATCGTGCAGACTATGATGTTCGAGCTAGAGCCATCAATACTTTTGGTGTTAAGGGCGACTACGTCACAAGCGGTGACTTCACAGTAGATGCCTTGTCTGATCCTCCAGCAGACGTTACAAACTTTACTAAGAACTTGAGTGGCGGAACCCTGTTCTTGAATTGGTCTCCTGTCGCTGATCTTGACCTGTCCTACTATCAGATCAAACGGTTTCCCGGTACAACAGGAGGCTCTTGGGCTACATCTAACGTGGTCGTTGAGAAGGTTGCTAGGCCGGGAACTAGTGTCGCTATACCGGGTCAGTCAGGGACGTATTTCATACGTGCGTATGACAAGGGCGGTAACCCAAGCGAGAACGCAACTTCTCTTGTCGTACTGCCCTCTGAACTACCTCAGCTTGGCACGAGCGTGGGGCCACCTGAAGACCCAACTTTCTCCGGGACAAAGACCAATGTTTCCGTTGATACCACACCTACCCCCGACGAGCTTATTGTTACAGACCTAAGTGCTGCAACTCCACAAGGAACCTATGAGTTTTCCAACTACATAGACACATCTTCCACTCGTACCGTCAGGGTGACTGGAGAGGTCACTTTCAACAGACATCAGCCTACTGCTGGTACTTGGGACGCTATCCCACAGAACTGGGAGACTTGGCCGGGGAACTGGGACCAATGGGACTCTGAGCAAGCTAACTTCGCAGACCACAGCGTGACTATCTATGTCGCTACTACTAACGACGACCCTTCTGGGTCTCCTACGTGGAGTAGCTGGTCACTTGCGGAAGGCGAGTTTACAGCCAGAGCTTTCAAATTCAAAGCAGAACTTAACAGTAACAACACAGGCGTGTCGCCAAGTGTAGAGACGCTTAAAGCGACAGTGGAGTATTAACATGTCACAACACGACTTTATCATTGACAACCAATCAGCGTCATCTGCTAGGGCGGACATTAACAATGCTCTACAGTCTCTGGCTAGTCTTTCCTCTGGGGATACTGAGCCTAGCACTACATATGCAAATATGCTGTGGTATGAGACGGACACAAACCTCCTTAAGATGAGGGATGAGTCTAACGCTGCTTGGATTACTATCGGCTACTTTGATCAGGCAGCAGATGCGTTTCGTATCGTTGATGACACTCAGGTAGTCAACACCTCAGGCACTCAGACAGGTCTAATCGGAGGTCAGTCAACAGCTACGTGGCAGGCAGGCACTGGCAATATCGAAAGTCTTATCTCGCCGTCCCAACTGTCAAATGCAATCTTCTCTACTTTTAACATCAACCCCGGCGGGTCTACTTACTACCACCTTGACTTTGATTTCACTGCGGGTCTGGAGGTGAGGTTTGGTTACGTCAACATGACAAGCACTAGTCAGACACATACGTTTTCTAGGGCTTTCTCAAACGAGGCTCTGGCTATACTTGTTCAGCGAAAGGCCCAAGACAAAGATAAGGTTATCCCCGTTGACCTTCTAACTACGACAACCTTTTTTACCAACACCAATGGATTTACAGACAACTTCTGGTACATAGCCATAGGCCGATAGCTATTATTTTTGGAGAATTTATGCCTTATAAACTAGGAACTCGTAGCCTACAAAACCTCTCAGGTGTTCATCCTGATATGGTGGCTGTAGTTAAAAGAGCGATTGAGATCTCCGAACAGGACTTCTCTGTTATTGAAGGTATCCGAAACATCAACCGTCAGCGTGAGTTGGTTAAGTCTGGAGCTTCAACCACAATGAACTCCCGTCACCTTACAGGCCATGCGGTAGATATTGCGCCCTACCCTATTTCTTGGGAGTGGGAGTACTTCTACCCTATCGCAGACGCTATGAAGCAGGCCGCAGAGGAACTTGACATAGATCTTGAGTGGGGTGGCGACTGGAAATCCTTCCCTGACGGACCTCACTATCAGCTCTCTCGTAAAGAGTATCCGTGATGTCTCTTGAGGATATCGAGAGTAGGATCGACAGGTTAGAGGTGGAGGTTATGGAATTGCACAAGGACAAGAAAGAAATCCAGAACACTCTCCATAACATAGACAAGAGTCTGGTCAAACTTAACATGGTTATCGAAGGTTTGACCCAGAAGGAAAAAACTAGGAGCGACGCGATTAACAAGGTCTACATGTTTGTTATCGGGTCTCTGGTCGCCGCTGTGATGGCATTCATCCTCAACGGTGGCCTTAGCTGAGGAGATAAAACATGATCGCTGCACTATTGCCCATACTGGCCCCTATTATTGGGGATGTAGTAAACAAAGTAGTCCCTGACAGCAACAAGAAGGCTGAAGTCGAGCGAGAGATTAAACTGTCTTTGCTGGACCACAGCTCTAACTTAGAGAAAATGAGGGGCAATATCGTCCTTGCAGAGGCAAAGTCTCAGTCTTGGATAACCGCCTCGTGGCGACCCCTGCTTATGCTTGTGTGCATCTGCATCATCGCAATCAACTACCTGTTCTTTCCCTTGGTGGCTATATTTCACCCAGAGATAATGACCCACAGACTAGCTCTGCCTGAGGAGCTTTGGAACCTTCTTACGCTTGGCGTAGGTGGCTACATAGTAGGCAGGTCTGGTGAGAAGATGTTCGATAGCTGGGCAGGCCCCAAACAGTAAAGGAGTTTTCATGTTTAGCCCGCTCATACTTCTATGTGCAGGTTCTTGTATCGCCTTAAGCGGTCCAACCTTCAGCACAGAAGAAGCCTGCATTAAAAACATACAAGAAGAAGGAATACAGATAGTATCACGAAGATACCCCGGTTTTAAGATTGTGGATGCTACGTGTTACGAATGGCCTTCAGACGCATAAATAAAAAGCCCCCTAGGAACCTTATGGGAACCTAGGGGGCTTTTTTATTTGTACTTGCTAAGCGCATACCAAGACACAGGGAAAAGACTCTCCATGTCTGCGGCGATTGTGTCTGCCACTTCTCGTGTCTCTGCCTGTGTATCAGACGCCTGTCGTAGCACACACATGTCGTGGAATGCGTCTAGGGAGCCTGACCAGTACCACTCAGTCATAGTAGACTGGGGAAGAACCATGCGAGCCTGCTCAGGCGCTACACCTCGCTCTAGTAGGATCTCATAGAAGTCTCGGAGGGCCGCCAGTGAAAAGGAAAGCTCATATTCAAGGTCTCCTACATCAACAGCACCCTCTGAGCCTTGTTTCTTGTCAGAAGCACGTCCACGCCACACCTCAGGCACATAGAACTCTGGCTCCTTATCCACGTATCGACGACTGACCTCGTTCCACCTTAGGAACTTGTGCTTGACTAGCTGACGTGCGACAAAAACAGGAGCCTTCACGTAGAAACTTGCGAAGGCATGGCCAAAAGGTGACATGTGTTTGTGCTTGGCTAGATAACCTATCAGCTTCTGGTCCCTAGGGTTTAAGGCTTGTAACTCTCCGCCATGTACCCTAACAGGCCAGTTGCTGTCCCTAGCGAAGGACACGCGAGCTGCATTCACGACCGACAAGTCACTGCCCATATGATCTACGTAGCTCACCTCGATCTGAGACATTCTACAGACCCTCCTTTATGAAAGTTTCTACCCACAGCTTAGTCATACCACTACGAACAATTTCCTCTGTGGTGAACTCGACAATAGGTACAGGCAGCATGTGCTTCTTGATTAGATGAACCAGCTTAGACAGCCCATCACCCTCTTTCAGATCTGACTGTTGTATGTCTCCGTTCATCACAAGACTTGAGCCTTCTCCTATACGTGTTACCAGCATCTTCAGCTCATGGAAGGTTATGTTCTGGCTTTCATCGCAGATAACAAAAGAGTTCTCAAAGCTCCTGCCCCTCATCAACGCTAGTGGGGCGACCTCGATGTTGCCGTTCTTTATTCCTGTTTCCACTGTACCCTTGCTAAGGTGCTTCTCTAGCACGTCTATGACAGGCAATGCCCAAGGCGCACACTTCTCCTCCAGAGTACCCGGCAGATAGCCTACGTCCTTACCTACAGCAACGTGAGGGCGGGTTATGACGATCTTACTTACCCTCTTCGTATGATACTGGTTAGCAGCAAACGTAGACACGCAGTATGTCTTCCCGGTCCCGGCAGGTCCAAAGACGACAATCTGACTGCTGCTCTTTAAGGCGTCTAGGTACTCTCCCTGCTTTTTGTTGTAAGGGACAAGCTCGATAGGCACCTTCTTTGTGTCGTGCTTTGTTCTTGCACGGTAGGTTCTGGTCTTTGGCTTCTGCTGGACCATCTTGTCTTTACTCCTTGTTATATCTAAGCCACCGGGCAACCTCTATGTGTCCTCCAATTCTCTCGCCACTAGGGCTAAAGACTTGAGGTACGGTAGTGATCTCTGC